TACTTATCGAAGTTGATAAGGCGGAGCGTAAAGCAATTCGTACTGGTACGCCAGCACTATTTAGACTAAATGGTACAAGTGATATAGACTTTGAATATATTGTGGCGCAGCGTCCTGATTCGATGTTCTATGATTACACTAAAATGTTAAATCGGTTGCGCAAGAACACGCTAAATAATTATGACTTAACTTTTAGCGGTTCAATGTACACTCAACAATCTAGGAATGTATTACGCAAGGCAGTACAACGTAATCATAGAATAGCGATGGCATTCAATACTAAGAATCTAAAAGATGACGAATTAAAATTGCCTGAAGGCATGTTGTCATTTGACAAGACAGACTTAAGGCATTTAGATAGTAATTCTATAGGTCATCTGAAACGTAAAGGTTCTAATAAAAACCAGCGGCAACAAGATAATAAAATTTACGATTCATTCTTTGTTACTCTCGCAAACTTAGAAGAATTTAATAACATTATACAGGGTAATTAATATGAAGCTTATAGCTAAAACTAAAAAAGGTAGGGAGCGTTTACAGCGTGACGGCGACACGGGTTGGAAAGTTATACAAGTAGAAAATTCTGTACAATTTTCAGATACTATAGGCCCGTGGTGGCATATATCAAACGGTAAATCTGAGGCTTCCCGTTGGGTACACGCAACAAACGATAAAGATTTTAAATTAATAATTGAAAAGGAAAGGTAAATGAAATCTAAAAAATTAACTCAAAAAAATCTGGTGGCTAAACACGCTCATAAATTTAATAAGGCTCAAACCTTTCAAGACAAAACTAAATATACTCGAAAATTAAAACATAAAAATTCTAAAGATATTAAATAATTATAAAGTTTCTTTAAAGTTCTTTAGAGTTTTTAAAGAATTTAGTTGTTTTTTTTTAAGAGAACTTTAAAAAGTTTTAAAGAAACTCTAGCATATTTTAAAATGTTTGTCAAGGAATATATACAACATGAATAACCTATCTAAACCTGTAATGTTTGCGTGGGACGCGCATACTAAAGTAATCGGGGTGTTGCATGATAATAATCAGTTTCATCCCGCTTGGGGCGCTGGCCATTGGTCGCACGTTAACGGCGTGACGTTTGTACAGCGCATGAATGATTCTATTAGTACCAGTGGTAATTTTAGTGCGGCGTGTCAAATTGTAGATGCTGTTATTAATATTACTTCAAAGAATAAAAAACAAATGGCTTGACAGGGCTTGGTGTCCGTGCTAAAGTGTGCGGCAATCGTCATCAAGGCGGTTTTATATTAACTTGTAAGGAGATACAAATGCTACACGCATTGAATAATAACTTTGAATCAATCCAAGAACTTCGTGAGCGCGGTTACGGTGCCGCAGACTTTAATGTAAAAAAAGCTAAGGTAATGTTTTTCCCCGACGAAGCAGAGGGTTTTGGGGACCTTGTATCTTATGATACAAAGGAAGTTTATTATCGTGAGGACACGGGAAACCCTATTGCTATTCATGGGTTGCGGTATAATCCTATTCAATATCCTGAAATGATAGATAAAACTCGGGACATGATAGAGCGCTGCAACCTTGATGCTACAGGTATTAAAGAAAAAATAGCTGTATCGCCCAACGGCGGCATGTGTCTGGTAGAATATAAACTACCCGCAAAAGAATACACCACCCCTGATGGGGACACGGGTAATGTTAAAGTAATGGCACTGTCTAGCTTCAATGGCGTTTGGAGTTTTATATTGTCTCTTGGGTTTCATCAGTCCGCTTGCCTTAACTCGCAGATTTTTATTAAAAATCCTGCTTCTATTTATAAGGCCCGTCACACAAATAAACTTGATATTGACTTAGGTGTTGCGGTGTTGGGTGAGGCCGCAAATATTATTGAGGATGAGATAGACTTGTGGCATGAATTGTACAACACACCTTCGGATGGATTTAATTCTAACCGAACGGTTCTCCGGGCGTTCGCCGATATCGCAAATTACAAAGATGATATTGATGAAATCTCTTGGCGTTCGTACAAAGACAATACAAACAACAAGGCTATGGTATATCTGATGGACAAGTATCAGACGCATTATGCACCGAAGATGGGGCATAACATGTGGGCGGTTTACAATACAATCACAGACTGGTCTACTCATGCTCCATCGCGAAGTAAAGACAATATAGCTTTGATGCAGCGCCGAACGACAAAGGCCAGCGAAGTAATGGAAAATTATTTGCTCGCCGCTTAACTACAAAAGGAGAATACATTGAAAAAATTTATTAAAAAATGGTCCTTTCGGACATACGTAGCGATTGCTAAACGCTCTACGCGAGCCGCTATATTCTGCCAAAGAATTTATAATTCTGTAACTTAAATATTATTGACCTGAGCATGTCGCTAAACTGCTCAGATTTAAAGGGGTATATAAAATTGATTGATTGTAAAACTACAACCTGCCAAAACCATGCGGTAATTATTCATACAACAAAAGCCGGAGAAGAAGAATACAAAAACTATTATTGTGCAGAATGTTATATACGTTGGATGGGATGGGAGCCTAAATTAAATGACAGCTAACTTAATTGCCATCGGCTTAGGTTTAGCAGTTCTTTTTATTTTATGGATTGTTGACAACTGGAGGGAGTAGTGTGGTATTCTTTAAAAAAATTCGAGAAAGATTTTTAATACGCCGTAAGATGTTGGAGGCGCAGCTTTGTATTTTTAAAATTAACATGCGAATTAAGGGTGAGCATTTATGCAGAACTATAAAAAAATGTCTACGGTTTTAAGTAAGTTTATTGTTGAAAAGTATGAGCCGCTACATAATTTTAGAGAAGAAGTAATTAAAATACTTTACGGAAAGGGAAACCACGACGTAGCAGATTCAGAAATCTTATTTAGAATAAAAGAATTGATGGACGGCACTAATAAAATTGATGAAGAACTTAAAGAAAAGTGGACGCACTGGGCATTAAATAATATATCATAGGAGATACTATGACTGACAAAGACTTGATAAAGCAATTACAATATTCTAGCATCGAACATAATCTGCCACGGTTTAAGCAAAGTTTTGGTGACGATTATGATGAGAGTATGTCCAGAGTTTATGGTATACTATGGGACAACTACAAAAAAGAAGTATTGGAGATAGCGTGAATATATTTTATTTAGATGAGTGTCCTCGAACAAGTGCAATGCTACACTGTGATAAGCACGTAGTTAAAATGATTGTTGAGTATGCACAATTACTTAGCACAGCACACAGAGTTCTTGATGGTGAACTTTATATTGACGATTCAAGTGGCCGCAAAATAAAAAGATGGCGACACCCGGATATTAGCTTTGAAAATAATTTATATAAAGCAAGCTTTGTAAATCATCCAAGCGCTGTGTGGGTTCGGGAATCCGCGTGGAATTATCATTGGCTTGAGCATCTGTGGCACCACCTATGCTCTGAGTATAACCACCGGTACAATAAAGACCACGCAACCTATATAAAATTAGCTAAGTACCTACAAGTTATACCCCAAAAGTTGCCTTTAAATATAGATAAAACTGAAGTGCCACAGTGTATGCCGGATGACGTAAAAGGTAAGGACCCTGTTGCCGCCTATCGAGATTACTACCACAAATATAAAAAAGGTTTTGCGAAGTGGACCAACAGACAAGTACCTTCTTTTATGGAAAAAACAATTATAAGTAAAACGCCAATAACAGAACTCAATGAATTTTTTACACTATGAAAAAGACGCTACCGAAAAACGAACGGATTATGCTTGATGATTATTGGGCAAAGGTTTTTGCTTTGCATATAGGATGCCCCTGCCCTAATCAAAAAGTTAAGGAAAGGTTTTTTAGTTTTGTAATTTCAAATCGAGAAAACAATCAGCCTCTTACAGAAGAATTTGTTTTTAATCAATTGCCAAGCTTTATAAATTACCTTGCGGAATTATAAGGCTTGACGACAACGGCTGACTGTGGTAGCATGTCGGCCTCACTAACCAAAGGAGAACTCACAAATGGTTTTAGAAGGTATTGCTAATTGGGCTTCAATCACCACCCCGAATACTCGCTTCGAGCATAAGTATTGCATTGATGTGGTGCTGGATAATGAAGCTGCGGAAGAACTGCGAAGTCAGGGTTATAATATTAAGGACAAAGATGATGGCCCAACCATCACAGTCTCCCGAAAAGTAAACGGACCTAACGGTATGGTACGTAAGCCACCGACCTTGATGGATGCACAAAAGCAAAAACTAGATTGCCTTGTAGGTAATGGTTCAAAGGTTAGGGTGCAGGCTAGGCCTTGGGAAATTACCCGCAATGGTCAGGACTTTAAGGGTCTTGAACTTCAAGCTGTGCAGGTAATTGACTTGGTTAGTTACAGTACCGGCGATGGTGATGAATTTGATGTGGTCGAAAGCAACGAAACGGAGGTGGATGAACTGTGAGCGAAGCACAAGAAAAGAAAATTCTTTATGAAAACGAAGGTTCTCAGTATGAAGTTTCTAAGTTTAGTAAAGAAGGTAAAACTTTCTTTCGATATCTGATAGAAACAAACCAAGAGATTAAAACTATGCAGAAGCGCATAGATATTCTTCAGGCAGCTGGCATTACGCTGAGTAATAAAATCAAGGAACAACTAACAAATGATATGTTAGCATCCCTTGGTGGCGCAATCGAGGCTGATGAGCTTGTCAACTCTGAAGACTTGCAGCCGAAGGTTAGTTAATCTTAGGACCTAAGCAAGTCTTTAAACTGCTTTTTTTAAAAGGAGAAATGATTTGGCTTTTGTTAAGTACCATCAGCCCTGTCCTCTGTGCGGCTCAAGCGATGCGGCTAGTATCAACGACGATGGAAGCGCCTACTGTTTCAGCTGCGACAAACGAATAAATAATTATGAAGAATTTACAGGAGAGACAACACAGAATCAACTTACAACCAATGTAGAAGAATTTAAAGTGCATCAGACAAATTCGATTAATGAAATTGAAGGTAACTTTGAAGCCCTGACCGATAGAGGCATCAGCCTTTCGACGGCAAAAAAGTTTAATGTGAAAGCGGTAAAAAATAACAAGGGGGAAATAGTAAAACATTTCTATCCGTACTGCATCGCCGCAGAAGTTACAAGTTACAAGGTTCGAGAAACCGGTAAACACTTTTCTTGGCGAGGTAGTTCGCAGGGTACTGGCCTGTTCGGGCAATCTGTATTTAAAGACTCTGGCAAATACATTACTCTTGTCGAGGGTGAATGCGATGCGATGGCAGCTTATGAATTACTAGGGTCTAAGTGGCCCGTCGTCAGCGTTAAGAGTGGCGCTGCCGGTGCCGCTAGGGACGTTAAAAATTCAATAGAATTTCTTGAGGGCTACGACAATATCATAATTAATTTTGATAATGACAAGGCAGGACAGGACGCCGCAAAAAAAGTAGCGCGGCTTCTCACTCCCG